AGTCTGTAATCAGCCGGCAAGGCGGTCCTGAGCTTGACGCTCCTGCGAATGACGCGATAGAGGCGGCTTTTCGTGATTGGGGGCAGAGGCACTGTGATTACACCGGGAAATCCACCTGGATAGACCTGCAGAACATGGCCATAAGCTGCGCAGCCCAGGATGGGGAGTTCATCTTTCGCAAGATGTACACAGGGCCATACGGCTTCCAGTTGCAGTGCGTCGACTCTGAAATGTTAGACATTTCTCGCAACCACAAGACCAAGAATGGTGAGGTGCGGCTCGGGGTTGAGTATAACGCCGCCGGCAAGGTGGTTAATTACTACTTCCGTGATCGCGATGACAACCAGTATGGTGCTGGCCGGTCATATGCGGTCCCTGCCAATCAGATCATTCATGGCTTTATCAGCGAGTGGCCCGACCAGTCGCGCGGCGCACCCTGGATGCATGCAAGCCTGGAGCGATCCAAGCACCTGGAAAAGTATGACGAGGCGGCAATCGTTAAGGCACGCTCAACCGCTGCCACTATGGCCGTACTCAAATCGCCGGCAGGAGAAGAACCCTATGAGGGCGATGAGGAGGGCGCGGACGGCGTAACCCTTGACCAGTACGAAGCCGGGACCATCAAGGATATTGGCGACCGGGAAATTGTAAACATCGACTCGGATTATCCGCACCAGATGTACGCATCCTTCGTTAAGTCACAGCTCCAGGGCATTGCCTCCGGTTTGGGTATTTCCTACCACGCGCTTGCCAATGATCTGGAGGGGGTGAATTACTCCAGCATCCGCGCCGGCGTGCTTGAGGACCGGGAGGTGTTCAAGGGCCTGCAGAACTGGTTTGTTCGCTGCTTTATACGCCCTGTGTTTGAGGACTGGCTGACATTCGCCTACGCCAAGGAAGCGATCAAGATTGGCACCCGCCCGCTTGCTCGCCCGCTTGAGCAGTACATGCAGGCGCACTACCAGGGCCGGCGCTGGGCGTGGGTCGATCCGCAGAAGGACGGCGCAGCCAACAAGCTGGCCATCGATGAGCGCCTGAAATCACGCTCGCAGATTATGCGGGAGCAGGGCGACGACCCAGAATCAGTATGGCGCGAGATCCAGCGCGACGAGCAGATGATGGCTCAGCTTGGCATCCAGCCGATTGTGAAAGAACAACCTATGCCAGTGGAGGCAGATGATGAGTAACCACGACAAGGACATGATGGACAAGCCGCTTGAGCGCAGCTTTTCCATCCAGGAGCGGGCGGCTGACGAAGAAGCCCGAACTGTAGAAATCGCCTTTAGCTCTGAGGAACCGTATGAACGGTACTTCGGCGTTGAGGTGTTAAGCCATAACCCGCACAGCGTGAGGCTGGACCGTCTGATGGGCGGCGCTGCGGTTTTGGTGAATCACGACTCCGGCGATCAGGTCGGTGTTGTGGAATCTGCTCGTATCGACGGGGACAAGCGAGGTCGGGCCGTGATCCGATTCAGCAAATCCCAGCGCGGGCAGGAAATCTTCCAGGACGTACAGGACGGCATCCGGCAACTCGTATCGGTGGGCTACAGGGTCCACAAGTACGAAGTCGAGGAGCGCGAAGGGCAGGCTGATCTGGTCACGGTGACCGATTGGGAGCCTTACGAGCTTTCGCTGGTAGCTATCCCGGCTGACGCCAGTGTTGGTGTTGGGCGTTCTGCAGATAAATCTGAAACCAAAGCAATCCCCACAACAGTCACCAAAGAGGATATTCCCATGACTGAAGAAGTGAAAACCGAGCAGGAGGTTCAAAAGCCTGCATTCGACCACGAAGCCGAGCGCAACAAGCTCCGCACCGAGGAAACCCGCCGCCGTAGCACCATCGACGCCCTGGCCGACAAGTACGACCTGAGCGACCTGGGCCGCACGGCCATCACTGAGGGCTGGGATGTTCCCACCTTCAACGAGAAGGCCCTGGAAAAGATTGGCGAGCGCAACAGCAAGGCCCGCGCCGATTCCCAGCACGATGGCGAAGTTGACCTGTCCAGCAACGACCGCAGCAAGTTCAGCATGGTTCGCCTGATGGATGCGATCAGCAACCCCAACGACCGCTCTGCACGCAACCGCGCCGGCTTTGAGCTGGAAGTATCGGCAGAGGCCCAGCGCGGTTTCGGTGGCGACTTCAAGTGTCGCGGCGAGTTCGTGCCAGAGTCCCTGCTGGGTGGCAAGCGTGACCTGTCAGCCGGCACCGCGACCGATGGAGCCGAACTGGTAGCTTCAAACCTGCTGGCAGGTAGCTACATCGAAGTGCTGCGCAACGCCTCAGCGGTAACCCGCGCCGGCATGACTATCCTGTCAGGCCTGGTAGGTAACGTGGATATCCCTCGCCAAACCTCTGCCGCTGCATCCACCTGCATCAGTGCGGAAGATGGCGATGCCACCGAGAGCGAGCCTCAGTTCGACCAGGTGAGCCTGTCCCCCAAGGACCTGGCTTGTTACACCGAAGTGACCCGCAGGTTGCTCCAGCAGTCTACGCCCTCCATCGAGCGCATTGTTCGCATGGATCTGGCGAAGGCTCAAGCCCTGGGTATTGACTACGCAGCCCTGTACGGTTCCGGTTCTGCCGGCCAGCCGCTTGGCCTGTCTGGTCAGTCTGGAATCAACACCAAGGACTTTGCAGCAGCCGATCCGACCTACGCCGAACTGGTGGCGATGGTTGCCCTGGTCATGGCCGACAACGCTATCATGGGCACGCCCATGTGGCTGCTTGAAGCCAACGGCTGGGAGGCGCTGTCTACCACTCCGAAGCAGGGTTCAGGTGTTGAAGGCAACTTCATCCTGGGTGATTCGGGCCGCATCGTGGGTTACAACCACATTATGAGCAACCAGGTGGCCGCTGAAGATTATTTCTTCGGTGACTTCTCGCAGATCCTCTGCGGTGAGTGGGGCGGCCTGGAGATCAATGTGGACCCGTACACCCACAGCCTCAAGGGCAAGATCCGCTATATCACCTTCAAGACGGTTGATATCGCTGTTCGACACCCGACCGCCTTCTGCTGGGCCAACGACGCACAGTAATCCACCGGGGGCTTCGGCCCCCTAGCTTTCAGGAGAAACGCTATGAATTTAGCACAAGCTAACGTGGTGGAACTGGCTCCCAATGCGGTCAGAACCTCCACATTGACCGGCACTGCGGTCGATACCCGCCAGCTTGACGGCATTGCCCAGATGATTCTGGTCAGTTCTGCCGCTACCGCTGGCACTGATCCAACCTTGGATGTGAAGTTGACCCACTGCGACACCAGCGGTGGAACGTATGCAGATGTGACTGGTGCGACCTTCGCACAAGTTACTGATGCGGCTGACTCCACGCAGATGGTCGCGGTGAAAACCGGCGAGCTGAAGCGTTACGTCAAGGTGGTAGGCACCATTGGCGGCACCTCGACTCCGACCTTCGGGTTCGGTGTGGTGTTGGTGGGCACAAACCACGCTGGCCGTAACTCTAGCCAGGCCGTGTAACTGACGGGGGCTTCGGCCCCCTGACTTTTTGGGGATACGCATGTACATCAAGATTTTGAAAAGCACGGTATGCGCCGGCCAGCGAGTCAAGGCTGATGCGGTACTTGATGCGCCGACCAAGGACGCGAAGTTCCTGATTAACTCTGGGAAGGCTGTCGAGTGCGACGAGCCGAAAGCGGCAAAGAAATCCGAGCCGAAACAGCGGGCTGCAAAAAAAGCACCTGTAAACAGGATGGTAGAAGCCGAGGACCTGGATAACCGTGACGCTGGCGAGTGATCTTCAGCAGGCAATCACGGACCTGTACACCATAGCAGGGATATCCGCGACCTATACCGACCGGGATAGTGCCACGCAGAGCGTGACGGCCATTGTTGAATACGATTTACAGCAGTTCAGCGACATAGCCAATGTGGCTGGAAGTACCGCCCTGATAAGTGTTCGCGTGAGCGAAATGGCAAACCCGCCCCGCCGAGGTGAGACATACACGGTCGGCAGTGAGGTTTATACGGTGGATAGCATTCTGTTATCCGATGACCTGGAACACAGGGCGCTGGTGGCGTGACAAGCTATAGCGTTACCGCAAACAAAGATCAGATAGCCGATGCTGTCTCGTTCTTTGAGTTTGTCGGCGGTCAAACCACGGACGCAGTGCGCATTGCGATCAACCGTGCGGCACCCAAGGTTAGAACAAAGGCCAGCCAGGCCATACGGCAGCAGGTGCGGCTCAAGGCAGCATATGTGAATGAGAAGCTGTCGATCACAAAAGCCACACGGCAAAAGCTCTCAGGGGCCATTCAGGCCGAATCGCGCGGGATACTGATGAGCAAGTATTCCACCAATACCCAGGTGGCAAGTGACAAAATTGGCTGGATTCTGCCGCCACCCAACCCACCCGGGGGGATCAAGGTCAAAATCAAGCCGACTGGCACGACCCAGGCCGTAACCGGAAAGCCTGGAGAGATAACTGGAAAGCCGTTTTACATGATCCTGCCAAACAGCAGGGCGCTGGCGATAGTTGGTCGCAAGCCAGGTGGCGGTATCAAGGTATTCAGCTCCCCGAGCGTTTCACAGGTATTTAACACCGTGCGGGATGATGTATTGCCCCAGGCAAGCGATATCTACCAGGACGAGTTACTTGACGCGATGCGCTACATACTCGCCAAGCAGTACCCGAAGGAATAAGCAATGCCCACACCTGTTAGAGAGCAAATACTGGCGGCCATTACAACGGCTGTTAGTGGAGAGTATGGCATCCCAGCGCCAGAAGATGAGCGCGACCTGCCTGTCACTATCGTGCAGGACGGACAAGAGGAAGCAGAGACCACAACATACAACCAGACAAACGTACTGATGCCGGTTGCAATAGCCAGCGCCGCCGCAGCAACGTCATCCGACAAGGATACGATGCGCGAGCAGGCAAACGCCCTATTGTCCAGCATCATTACAACCATGTTCACCGATGAAACATTCGGTGATCTCGCTGACGGTATCGAATATACCGGAGGCGGTATCCAAACTGAGGTCGGAAAATTTGTTTTTGCCGAGGCCCAGTTTACCGTCAGATATCACTATCTGCGCGGGGACCCCTTCACAATCGACTAACCCCAAGAGGAATTACCAATGGGACAGCCTATAGTACGCTATGAGTCGGGCCAAACGTCTTACGCTTTTGAAGCAATGACGGATAGTGGCGATAACACCACTTTCTCGGCCTCCTTTTCACCCCTGAGCCGCGCATCTGGTTATGCGCCGACTGTTGCACCCTACGGCCTGAAAACCGGCGGGGCAATCACTCCTGGATCATCAAACGACGAGGTTGACGTAGCCGCCTTGACGGTTGTGGCTCCTGGAATGACCGGCGCAGACTCCAGCGGTGTTGTGAGCGTTTCAGCCGATACCGTGAGCATCACTCGCGGCCTGACCACGGACACCCACAACATCACATCGATCACCGTGGATTCCAGCGGAGCGATTGCCGCCGTTGCTGGTACGGATAGCACCGCATTCAGCGAGACGCGCGGCGCTGCCGGCGGACCTCCATTGATCCCTGTGGGGTCTGTTGAGATCGGTCAGGTTCGCACTACATCGGTCACGGCTGCCATTGTGCTGGCTGGTGAGATATACCAGGTGCCCGGCTTGACGCTGGAGCGGTCTGATTACCCCGCCTACACAGTGGACTATGCAAACGGCGAGATCACCTTTGTCGATGCCCTGCCTCTGATACACACTGGCGGAGTGCCAAAGAAGGTATACATCAAGGGCGCAACCCCGCTGTTTGCTCCGGTGCCGAAGGCGAGCGACTGGGTGCCCGCTGAGGCAACATACAGCATCACCTCGACCGACACCTACGATGGCCCGGTCGGCAGCTCCAGCTCATCGCTTGGGCAGGCGTCATTCAATGCAGTTCTGACAGATGGCATCACGGATAACTTCGTGAGCCTGAAGGGCCAGAATCTGTGGGTGGAGTTCCGGCCTGATCGTGATGTATCGGTGCCAAAGCAGTTGACCCAGGGCATTTTCGGTATCTCGCGCACCTTCCCTGCCGGGGGTGGTAGTGTGAGCGCGTCCTGCACGGTCACCCCGACCGATGCAACCGTGGATGTTGCCTCCTGATGGATCTGGCAAAGTTTCTCAACGAGTCGCTGTCCCAACGGACGGCGACCGTTGAGGTCCCCGAATTAAAAGACTTCTTTGGTGAAGATGAGCCGAAGTGGACGATCAGGGGTTTGACCGCTGCCGAATTGGGCAGGGCAAATCTCGCAGCCGACCGTGGGCAGGAGAACCTGAAAGCCCTGGTCGAGGCAATGGCAGGCAACGGCGACAAGGCCGAGGCGCTGCGCAAGAGCATGGGGCTTTCCGAAAGCGAAGTGCCGGCAGATGTATCGCGGCGGATTGAGCTTTTAACGGCTGGATCTGTCAGTCCCAAACTGGGACAAGAGAACCGGGACGTATCGGTTAAGCTGGCCGAGACATTCCCCACCATTTTCTACAACCTCACCAACCAGATTCTGAACCTTACGGGGCAGGGTGCTGAGGTGGGAAAGCGGAAGCCCTCTGGCAAAACCCCGAAATCAGAGCAGTAGTTTTACTCTGCGCTGAGAGAAACAGGTTTCTATTTGAGGCGCGGCCTGATTTGTTTCCAGAGGGCTACCTGACAGAAACAGAGATGGCCTTGTGGGGTGAATATTATCGTGAGCGCAATGAGTCGCAGAAAAGGAACAAATAGTGGCAGACGCTAAACGCACGATAGAGCTTGTCTTTGAAGGCGTTGATAAGACTGGCGCGGCCACACAGGCGGCGCTGGGTAATGTCAGCAAGTTTTCTGGAAATATCCAGGCTGCGACACAGCCTATCGCTGACTTTACCACCGCCGCCCTGAAATTTGAGGGCGCACTGCTGGCCACCGGCGCCGCCATCACGGCGTTCAGCATTAAGCTGGCCGGCGATTTCCAGTCTGCCGTTGCAGATCTGTCCAAAGTCCTGTCAGATACCGACAGCATCGAAACCTATAAGAATCTCGCCATCGAAATGAGCGAGACTTATGGTGTCGCATCTGTTGATGTCCTCAACGCCATAGCCAACTACAAGCAGGCCGGCTTCACAGCGGAGGAGGCGGGACAGCTCACAAAGTCCGGCCTTGACCTCGTTATAGCCGGCGGGATTGATGCCGCCGCCGCTGCCGACCTTCTCGTTGCATCAATAAAGGGGTTTGGTGCGGAGGCTGGTGATTCCGTTCAGATCGTGG